TCAATACTACCTGCAGATCCTGTGTTCCAGTCTGCGCCATTTAACAGGTCAGACCAATAAACAGTCATCTTGTTGTAGTAAGAGCTGTCACTTGCATCTTGAATGTCTGCAGTCCATAAGCGACCGTAAGCAGACAGTACTGTGTGACCCGGTGGTGCCTGAGTAGTCCCGTTGATGCTACGGCCTGTATAGGAGGTTTCGTCTTCTACGTCAGTAATTGTACCTGCAACAGGATCATAGACCATTGGCTTGTAGCCACGTTGGAAGTAGTACGCTTTATCGTTCAGCGTCACACACTGCCAGTTGCCTTCAGTAAACGTATTGTCCGATGTAGGTGTAATCTCAGTAAGAGTTGTGGTTCCTTTGTAGAACTTCGTCGCAGACCACGATAGGATCGTTTCAGTGCCTTCAATATCAATAAACCGATGAGCACCTAACAGATTAACGTCTGATCCGCCTGTAGACGTTACATAACGCCAACCCTTACGAGCACCTAAGCGTCCGTACTTGTCAATAATACAGTTGTTAGCTGTCAGTGCAAAACCACTCTCAAGCGTAATACCGGACTCTTGAGTGTTTAGACCAAAGAATCCCGGTGCGGCAATACTGAGAGCTTGTAACGGTTTAGCCATTTATACTGTCCACTCTAGTTCTTCAGTGTGCCGTTGTGAGTCTTGAGCAATAGCATCATTGAGCACACGTTGGGCTGTTGCGTAAGCTGATGTACTAGCGACTCCACCATCTTCTCCCCGCTCTTCAACTGCTTTGGCATAAGCTAACAATTGCACAGGTAGCGAGGGTACGGTGAGTTTGTCTGTCCCTGCAGATAAATCCGCAGTTCGTTGAATGATGTTAAAGTACACCGTATAGATAGTGTCAGGTTTAGGATAAAGATCAACCATTGTGTCACCATCAGCAGAAACACCATTAAAGTTATAGTATCTTGGGCTTCCGCTAGCAGGGGTTTGATTCAAGTAAAACTGGTTGAAGTCGTGTTGAGTACGGTACTCCATAAAGAAGTTCCCGTTATCATTAACGACATCCATGACACTAAAGTTATTCCCTGTTCCGTTGAGTTCATAGTTAAACACACCAGAAGTTGTCGTTAGTGTCAATGTTTGACGGAGAGCAGACCAGTTCCAAGTGTTTTCTACTTCGCTTTTGGCATCATTAACTAAAACACCAATAAGAGTCGAATACGTCGTTTCGTCCACAGTAGCAACTGTACGCTCTCTTAAGCGTTTAAGAACATTATTGACAAGTTCTAAATATGTCATGAGAATACCTTAGTGTCTATATGCACAATTATAGCATACTTTTAGTTAAATGTCAAGTCTACCATTTTTTACAAGACCAATAGCGAGCCGTTAGTTTGCTTGGGGGATTCGTGTCGCACTTATGTCTGGCTCTAAATGACTTCCTACGTGCAGGCTGAGACTTCTTAATTGTCATGTTAGGGTCACCAAAGCGGATGGTCTTTGTCTTATCACCTTCTTTAGCAACCACTACGAACTTCTTAGATCCGCCCGGAGTGCGCTTAGGTTTGTTGTAGCCGCTTACACCTGCTCTGGCTAACTTAGGGTCTTTTGACTTTGGCACATTAGCCTCCTTGGATAATGTCGTTGGATTCAATAACTGATATAAGCATTGTGACATCATCGTTACTAGCACAACGTCCAATAATCTTGTCACCTCCTGCCATCATAATAAATGCATTAGGCTCCCCACCAACTTTAAAAAAGTCGTTAGCCGAAAGAGATTTGCCATCAAGTATTGCTAGTGTTGCAGTTTCTGACGCATCATAGTAGTCCACATCAAAACTTGTTGTAGATCCTGCTGTGTCAGTAGCGTAGATCAGTACCCACTCAGCTTTCTTACCCGCAGGTACTGTGTACAACGTAGTGTCTGTTGTTTGTAAAGAAGCACCAAAGGATTTCTTAATACTCATTTCTTTTTCTTCCAGTTAACACGCTTAGATGACTTCTTCTTAGCCATAGCTGTCTTAGAACCTGCGTCCTTACAAGCGGCTTTAGTGGGCCTACAGGCAGGGTAGCTCTTACGTTTGTCTTTGCTACCAGAGCGTCCACAAGGCTTCCCTGTCTTACAGTCTACCCAACCCTTACCGTTGTTCTGACTGAACCACTTCTTGAGGGAAGCACCTGCTTTACTTTTTCTTACGGCCACTCTTGTTCCCCCAGTTCTTAGCGCCTACCTTTCGGCACTTGGCTACAGCCCCTGAAGCATACGCTGAAGGCCAAACCTTATAGCGGCTCTTGACCTTCTTAGCGCAAGCGTCTAGCTTTTTCTTTGCCTTAGGCATTACTTACGCTTTCCCATGCACTTCTTAGCGGCTTTACACTTAGCCTTTGACTTACAACCTGCACAAGTCTTGAATTGCTTAGGTGCTGATTTAGTTTTACCATACGCCATGATTATTTCTTCCCTATTGTTTCCATTAAACCCTTACCTGCTTTGACACCAAAGCTAGCAAGAACGATTACCATGAGAATCTCATGATACCAAGTCGGTAGTGTTGCCAATGCATTGAACCCTGCTTGTATATGATCTACCATGCTTGGTATAAAGCACAAGATCAAAGGTATGCTGAACACCCCCGTTAACCACTCGTCCTTCCACGAGTTCTTTGATGCCTCTGCCATGATGCGCTCCCAGTCCGCTGTAGACTGTGCCGCTGTTTTCAGTGCGGTGGCTTTGGCCTCTGCGGTGGCCTTGGTTGACTCCGCCTTGGCACTGACCCATGTACCTGCCAAGTTCGCTATAGCTGTGACAATTCCAATCATGAATCACGATCCTTCTTTCTTAACAGGGACACACAACATACCTCTACGGTCACTGGTGTCTTGAGCAAGAATCAAGGCTTCTCTAAAGCAGTCTTCAGGATTGTTAAACTCTTTAGTCTCTACAACCTGAAAGATACCTTGCTGTAGAGCTATCGCATATATACCTAATGTTACCCACATACTAATGTCCTTTGGTTGTTATGAGCCAATAAAGGATGTACACACATAAGCCAACAGCAGAAAGGGCGGCCACGGTAACAGCAATACCAATACCCCATTCATTAATTCGTTGCCTTCTACGGGCTTTCTTCCGCCTAATCTCTTGGTCTTGTGCTTCACGACTTTCTTTCATTTCCTTCTGGAAGGTTAACCAATCTGACCAAAGACCTCCTCGTCCCTGCCAAATCATCATTTCTTTCAGAGCTTTTTCTTGCTCTTTGAGTTGTTCTGTGGCCATGAAGGCCGATAAATCTGACTTATAGCCATGTTCATGAGCCTTCTTTTGTATCTCTGCTTTGAGTCCAAAATAATCTGCAAGAGCTTCTCCCGCTTCATAGATTTCTTTCCCGTTTGCTATTGCTTCCTTGATAACACCAAAGGCCGCATTAGCGGCGGCGAGTTCAGCTATCATCTGGGGGTTCCTTCCCCAATAACCTCTGCACTGTTTGAGTCTCGTAGATTCTGATAACTGTCCATACTAATGTAAACAACGCCGCCAACGGAGGCAACACATCGCCTAAAGTACCTACTACTGTTACTACACTTAAGCCATCTACTAGAGTCTTAGTGCTTTCTGTTGCCATGTCGTTCACTCGCTATCCTTACTGTGCTTCTGAAGCCCAAGGCATTCCAACAGCAGACGTAGGATTCTTGTCTTCTTCGATCTTAGCCTGAAGTGCGGCCTCAATCTCATCGACTTTCTCCTGTCCACCTAGAGCCTCAATCACCCATGCCTTCACTGTGTCTTCAGTGAGGTCATCAAAGGCGACAAAGCCATCAGCGTTCGGATCGCCAGTGACAGAGACAGTGCCATAAGCTCCCTTTGAGTAATCACCGTCAGTCAGATCAAAGCGATAGTGAATGTTGTACACGACTCCGGATGGGAGTGTGCGTTCAAGTTGTGCGATAGTGAGTTCCATGATTACTCCTGATTCTCTAAAAAGGTCTGGTAGTTTGCCTTCACAGTATCGGTGAACACGGCTGTTGCGATTGCTGTTACCTCAGCAGACTCATTGGTTAAGTCTGCATCAGGTGTCAGTACGTGTCGATGGTAGGATGATGAAATCACTTCACCGTCCTCTACAATCTTTGTTGCTGTACGTACCTGAATAATCTTGTGATCGCCTACTGCGACTGTCTCGATCTTGTCCTGTACGATTTGTTTCTCTAGTGCCATTGTTTTCTCCTGTCCGTCTAATGAATCCACATTAGATAATTAAGTAGTCTGATATGAAATAGTGACACGATATAGATCTTGAGTCGTATTTAATGTGTGCGAGTCGTTTACGTTTTGGTTATCAAAAAATCGTATTTGAGTAGAGTTTTCAGGTGCAACCGTTGTAACAGTATTACTAGATCCCGTTATGCAAGTGCCGACTTGGTGATAAGAAGATAAAGAGTTTATATCTGCAACAGTAAATGGAAGTCCATCAATAATGTTGCTAGTAAAGTTGGTTGATACATTAACTACGAATGACACAAAAACTAATCTTCCAATTTTTGTATACTCACCTTCAGATGAAGAAAACACACCAGTTGCATCACTCGCAGTTGTGGGAGTCCACGTACCTTCCTCATAATCATCAAGCAGATTGGCAGAGCCTGTGCCGCCTAGGTAGACACCGCCTGAGAGGTAGAGGTTTTTGAAGCGTCCTGCTGACTGTCCAAGATCAATAGAGGCATCTCTGACCGTTGTAGTTGATGCGTTTCTTGGCTGAATAGCATTACTGCCGTCATTGAATCTTATGCCAGTATCACCAGTACCAATAGTTAAATCACTTGAGCCACCACAGACTTGACCAACAAGATCGCCATTTGCATCAATGAAGTTTAGTATTTCAAATCCGGCATTAGTAGAGATTGTCAAAACATCTTCAGTTGATCCTGATGGCATATTCTGAATACCAATAGACCCTATGGTTGAGCCGTCTTTGCTGAGAGTAATAATATCGCCATCAGTGCTTGCTCTGTCTACTTGTAATGGAGATGAAGGACTCGTAGTACCTATGCCTACGTTGCCTGATTCTGTTACAACTAGCGTTTCATTACCCGATTGCCAACTGGTTCCGATTTGTATGTAATCGCCCGCAGGGATGTAAGAAATTGACATCTTATGCGAATCGTCTTCATAAAATCTTATGCCGTTGTAACTAGCGTCTGCTCCGCACCTCAAGTCTACTAAATGTGCGTTATTAGCTTTAAAATTAGAAGAAACAATAGATGAACTAGAAACATCTAGCGATCTACTTGGGCTTGACGTACCTATGCCCAAGCGACCATTAGAGTCGATACGCATGGCTTCTGTCGTGCCAGAGGTAAATATTAGATTACTGCTATTGGTAAGTATTGTCCCAGAAGTAGACCCAGATTCTCTAAAGCGTAACAGTGGCGTATCTGTGGTATCTGTATCGTCAATGACAATCTCAGCACCTACTCCTGAGACAACTAAGGCTTTATCAGGACTCGTAGTACCCAATCCTAGCCGTGATGTCGATGCGTCCCAGTAGAAGTCTTGAGAAGTCCCTGCGTCATCGTAGAAGCGTATATCACCTGATTGATCTATGTTGATCCTAGGAAGGGCTGATCCTTTTGAGTCATCAACTTGTGCAATCTCTAAATCACCAGATGAGTTTCTAATTCTGTGGTTTTGATCTGTACGATCTGACTCCATGAAAAAGATAGCAGGTGTATTTGCAGAAAAGGTTGCTTGTACTCCGCTAATATTACCATCAACCGTCAACCCATCAGCCGTCACCGTACCTGTTACGTCAATGCCTGTGGAGGTTGTGGCTAGTTTTTCTGTGTCATCTGAGCCGTACCAAAGTTTGACACCGGCTGTGCCGTATCCTGCTGTAACTAAGCGATTACCGTTGCCTTGTACTAGCCGAATAGCAGAACCGTTAGTGCTA